TTCAGGGTAAAAAAATTCTATAATATTATCTTTCATAATTCTATTTTAACTATACTTAATCTACTAATTAAGTAAAGATCTAAATATATCTAAAATCAATATATTTATTATTTTCTCTTAAAACGTCTTGAATGCTTTTTGTAGGATATGTTAAAGCTGATGTATCAATATTATTAATAAAATTTAAAGCATCTTGAGCCATAGAAATTTTAGATTGATTTGGTCTTTTGTTTATTTTTTTTTCTAGCCCTTGTTTCATTTGATTAAAATAATCCATGTATACGTCCTCATTATCCATCATATTATCTTCTATGGGATCTTCATCAATTATTGATGCAACATTATCAACTATAGTTATTTTTTTTGTGCCATTAACAAGACCATCATACTCAGCTTGTGTAATATCAAACATAGAATATAAATTTGCATTACCGTGGTGAATATAGTGTAAATCCTCATCTGTTGATCCTGCACCTACAAGGCTTCCATGATGCAAAGGAACTTCACTTGTGTTTTTAAAAATTAACTTAGCCATTTTAACCAATGTCCTCGTAAATTAAAATTCCACCATCGCTTCCTTCCGTGCCATTTTGTGGGCCAGCTGGTGCATTTGGAATTAATCCACCTGATCCACCCACTCCGCTTTGTTCTAATCTAGATGCTCCAGTTCGATGGAAAGCAGGAATTCTTCCTCCTGCTTGTGGAAGATTTGAAGCATTATCTATACCCATAAAATTACCAGAATAAACTCCAAGGAGGGTGGCACACGGTATCTTTCCATCCTTTC